TGAAAATTTTATTTGTGTAGAGAAGTTTAGCGTTTAAAAGATTAGTTTCGTGAAGATCGTTTCTCATTTCTTCGATTTCTTTCTTCATTTCATCCATTTCTTTTTCAGCTTCTCCGATTGATGAAGTTTTACCAGCACCTGATTTAGCTTGACCTGCAACAGCACCGCTAGCGGCTAACCCTAAAAAGTCTTTTAAAGACACCTTCTTACCGTCTACGGTAATGATTTTGCCTAACATTTCTGGGTCGTTGTATATTGCTTTAAGTTTATCAGCCATACCTTCGTCCATGTCTTCCTTCTCATCATGCATTCCGTCGAGGTAACCCTCTTCTTCAGCATCAGTTCTTGCATTCTCATCAATAGTTACTTCTTCTTCGTCTTCAACATCAATGTCGATATCTTCGTCTTCAACGTCTTCGTCTTCAACTTCGAATTCTTCACCTGCTTCTAACTCACCAGAAGTAACCATATCAGCGATTACGTCTTCGATAAAGGATTTAAGATCTTCTTCTGACATATCTTCGAGGTCGATTTCTTCATCTTCCATATCGTCTTCCATGTCTTCTTTTTCATCTTTTTCGCCGTCTTTGTAGCCTTCTTCTTCAGCGTCCGTTCTAGCGTCCTCATCGAGTTCAGCTAAGATTTCGTCTAAGTCCATTTCTTCGTCCATGTCTTCAGCTTCAGCTAGATCCTTACCGTACTTCATTTTTTCTGTACGTTTAGTTTCTTTGCTTTCACCGCCGTCTTTACGATCATCGTCTTTGTACTTTTTCTTAGCTTCGTTCGTTACTGTCTCTTCGAGTTCTTCTTCGTCTTCCATTTCTTGCAGCTTTGCTGATAGCATAGATTTAAGTCTTGGTTCGAAAGCTTCCTCTAAAGCAGCTTTTGCGTTTGCAATAGCAGTTTCTTTAAGTGCTTTTGCATCAGCGATTGCTTCTTTTAGCATATCTCTGTTTGTTGCCATTTTACCTCAAAATTTAGTTTGTGGAGTACGTCTATTAGGAGACGTAATTTGAATTTTATTAAGTGAATACCCCATAGAACGGGGTATATTGTTCACATTGCGATGATACATATATTAGGGAATATGAAAAAACACAAGAAAAAAAAAAGGCCCGCTTTCGCGGACCTTGCCTAAGGTAGCAGGCTTCGTTATAGAGAACAATTGTCGCTATTAGCGCAAATAAGCTCTCTTAAAATAGAATTAACCTTAAGATAAGGTGTTTGGTTGTTTAAGTTTAAACCTTCACTTACTAGGTGCATATATGAACCTGGGTTAGATGGGGTTGAGACAAAATCCCAACATAGTAATTCAAAATCATCTTGCACCTCTAATACACCACTTCTTTCTTCTAATGAACCCATACCACGAGATGAAACACCTACTGTAATATTGCTTTCAATTAATGCTTTTAGGATATTACCTGATGGGGTGGGTAGTATTTCAATTTTACCAACTACCTCATTTCCGTCCCACCACATTTCTGTGATATTATGGGATACGTTTTTAAGGTTAATTACAGATGATTCTGGGTGGTCGAGTTCGCCTAATGCTCTGTTTTCTTTAACTAAAACATTATACTTATCAATTTCGCGTTCCCACAAGTCTTTAGAGTAGTACCTACCATTGCCATTTTTCACTTCAGCAGTCGCTAAGATACCCTCAACCATAGGATTTCCCCTACCAGACATTTTACCTTCCGATAACATTAAACCCTTAGGCTTAAATAGTTGAGTTTCAATAAGTACTTTTTTCATTTTAGTAGTCTAATGCATCGTCAGCTTCGTCTACCATTTCTGGTTTTGAATAAGCTTTGCCACACATTTTTTCATACAACTTTTCCATTTTAAGTCTTCTTCTTTCAAGATCCTTAACTTCGCGTTGCATTTCTTTCATTTTAGCTTTATCTACTAATTCAGATAAATTTTCATCCTCCGATACCATAGAAATTCTTTGGTTTTTAGTAGCAATGGCTTCGTCTACAGCTTCGATTTGAGCTTCTAATGTAGTAGCTCTACCAGCATTTTCAATTTCGGATAATTTAGAATCGATTGATTCTTTTTTAACTTTTTTAGCTTTAGGTTTTGATTTTAGATCTTCTTTTTCATCACGCATACCATCTTTATAGCCTTCTTCTTCGGCATCTGTACGTGCGTTTTCACCTAGGCCCATAGGACGAATGTCCATATAACCACCAATTGCTTCATTAATAAGATCTGTTAATTTAACCATTTTTTCTTCTTTTACAGGGACCATTTGGTCCGATTTAGAAGCTTTTAATCCGGGTGCTTCGTCAGTATACCCTATACCTTTAATACCGAATTGAGCTTCAGTAGTATAGTATGTTTTATCTTTAGCTAAATTTTTAGCTACGATTTCTTTTAATTCAGTAACATCCTTACCTTCGTTTTTAGGATCTTCCATTTCAGTATAAAATCCTTGTAAGAAAGCTTCACCATATAGGTTATCGATATTTTTTTCATCTTTGTAATCGAAACCACGAGTTTCCATATCGGTAACTTCTTTAGTAGGTTTCTTTTCTTCAGCTTTAGCTTCTTCAGATAAAAATGCTTTCCAATTAATAAAAGGATTTGTACCTCCAGTAGCAACACCACCAATACCTTCTGAGATGATTTGTTTACGCTTTAATACTTGAACTGCAGTTTCAAATGTAGTTAAGTTATTAAATAGATTAGGGAATTGACCACGAACAGACTTCATAAATACGTCTTTCTGGCCTTTACCTTCCTTTAGAAGGTTATATTGTTCTTGTAATGTAGGTTGTTTCATTATCCTTGGTTTAATAAGTCTTCAATGTCTTTAATATAATCTAAAACCAAATCAGTTGGTTTAACTACAGAGTATGATTCGGGTTTTTCCTGGTAATATGCTATAGTTTCATCTTTGGCTTTATCTAGTTTAGGATAAAGAGCGTTTAATCGTTTTTCAATTTCTTGAAACGCAGCGATACGTTTTTCTTGAAATGAAGAACGTTGTTCATCGCGTTCCTTTAGATTTAATTTATACTTATACATATTATTTCTTCCCCCATAAATATTTAACTTCTACGCCTTTCGTCGAATGTGGTTTGGGTACGGGTTTAAATCCTAATTTATAATAATAATTATGAGCTGTGCCTTTAGCTTTTTTATTTGGATTGAAAGCATTTGGAGTAGCATATTGAGCACCTTTACCGGGGGTAAAAGAAGCAGTACCACCAGTACTACTCATTTCATCTAATCCTTTAATACGAGCGTATTCTTTAGATTTATTATTACGCAAATAAGTTCTTAACTCATTTCTTCGTTTTCTAATGTCTAAGTAATGGTCTCTAAAGAAAGGTTCACCTGTGATATCAGCTACTTCTTTGGCTGTATCCATTAGGTCAGTAATTTCATTAAATAATCTTTGGTAATCAGCTGAATAAGCAACATCCCAAGAAACTGAGTTAGTTTCGGGGTCAATAGCAGTTACTGTAGTAATTATACCACCTTCCGATTTCTCGATATCTCCTACTTTACGATCAGCCATGAGCTACTTTCAATTCTTCTACTAGTTCAAGATATTGAAGAATATTTACAATATTATCACTTGTAATTTTTGATGTTTTATCTAGCTCTTCAATTAAATTAGATACTTCGTTGATTTTAATTTGAACCGCTTTATCAGTTACTTGAGAGTTTAATTCGTTTAATTGAGCTTTGATTTTACCTACTTCAGTGTTATAAAATTCTCTTAGTACTGGAGTTGAATCAACTGAATTGACGTATTGTCTTAATACTTCTTTTTGGCTAATGTGTAAACCATCATACTTACCATTGAACTTTTCCATTAAAATTCTATAAGTAAGCATACGAGTATCCTTATCATAAGATTGGAATTCTTGTAAGATTTCAGCCTCAACTTTCTTTTCAGTAATACTTGAAGTAGAAAGATGCTCTAATAACGTCATTTTATTATTAACAATAATATCTGTGTTTACTAGAGCTTCGGTGTTTTGGACTTCAGTTAACGTATAAAAAGCAGCGTGTACTTTATAGTTAGGAAGTTTTGTTTTAAAGAAATCTTCTAAGTTATAGTTCTTTCTAATTTCGTTAATAAGGTTATACTTTTCTCTTTTAAGAGACCCACGATTTAACTTCTTAGAAGTTTCTAAAAGGGTTTGAATTAATAAGTTAGCTTTACCTTCAGTTAATGAAGTATTTTTAGTCAACGTTTCGTATAATCTATACTCTTTTCCCAATTCGGTTTTTACAAAGTATTTTTGAATAATACCCAAAGACGATGAGTCCTGGCCATTGAGAGTATCGGCAGTTACCTGACGTACCAATAGTTCAAATAGAACACCGGTGTTTTTAAATTTTGAATGTTTAATATTCATTCCTAGTAGGATTTATTATAAATATATAAGGAGATATTACTCTTTAATTTGTGATTCGTCTAATAGTGACTCCTTACGTTTATCAGAGGTAAAGACTAATTCTTTAGTCATAGATTCTAACAAAGTACGGTTTTTAGCAAAATTCTGTTTTGCCGTTTCACTAACTGTAGATTGATCATCTACTTTCATATCCTTTCTACCTAAGCGATCTCTACCGAAAGCGTTATCTTGGGTGTTAATATTCGAAACCTTCTCTTCAGGGCGTCCTAAAGGTTGTTTTTCATCATACCCATCAGGTACATTGCCTGGGTCTGTTTCCATTCTACCTTTTCCGTATAATGAAGCTAAATCGTGTGGTGTACCATACGAACGTCCAGTTGTTAATGGGTCATTGCCTTCCGTTTCAATTTGAGCCATACGGAACTTACGCTTTTGATCTTGAGCAATTAAATCTCTATATTCTTCATACTCATCCTCACTGAAGTGGATGATGTGATTATAAATCCAATCCGTAGGGAGTAATTTATTATCCATAATTTGAGCCGCTAAATCAACTTTTTCTTTCATCAATGCGATTTTTTCTTGATCGTAGATAATAGATGGGGTAGTTAATTTAAGTTCAAAGTTTGTCATCTGTTCGTCTCTATACCCTTGAGCATATAAGTGAACCAATGCAATTTTATATAATTCTGAGAGTAAAATACGTTGTAATCTATCAATTGTGCGACCAAAACGAATATCTTCGGCTGCCAGTGTAGCTTTACCAGATAAGTTTTCATCATATCCCATAAATGCCTTAGGCACTTTAAGAGCGGCGAATAATTTTTCTCTTAGATATTCAACATCTTCAATTGCGGCGTAATCGAGCCCTTTTGTAGTATCAATTTTAGTTGACTGGTCATTACCTCTAATGGGGATATAAAAATCCTCCATAATATTCTGCATATTGTATTTCTGGTTATACTCACCTGTTTTATTATCCATTAAGGGAGTACGCTTCATTGTAGAAATAGTTTTCTGCATAAAGTTTTCCACTTCGTTTGGTGGGATAGAACCAACGTTTACGTAGAAAATACGTTTTTCGGGGGCGCGAACAATTCTATGGATTAACATAGCATCTTCCATTAATGCATATTGCTTGTATAATTTACGACCAGGCTCAATATATGAACGACCATATGGAAGATAATTTACATCCGATAATAATCTAAAGTGAGCAATTTCGTAATTGTCAAATGTAATAGTATTTGTGTTAGGTTTTTCGTTTGGTGTTTGGTAATAACCTGAGGATGAACCTCCGTAAATACCTTCGGGTGAGTATTGGAATACTACTTTAGAGGGGTGTTCTGGGTCAAAATTTTCTTGTCTTGAGATATGGTATGCCGAATATGGGATGACGTTATAAACACCATATTTTTCGGAAATTTCTAGTTTAAGGAAGAAATCACCATACTTACACATTTGACGAGTCCAAGACCAAAGATTAAATTCAACATTTAATACATCATAAAATAAATTATAGAGAATTTGTTGAAT